CTTTTATTGTCTGTCCATCTCTTGTATATCTTTTAATTGCCGCTGCAAAATTTATATCACCATACACAGGTAAGTCAGTTTCTTCCATAAATTCACGTAAAGCAGCTTCTTTAGGTGTCTCACCATCTTCCATCTTACCACCAGGACATGACCAAAATCCTGGTAAAGAACCCTCATTGTTACGTTTACAAAGTAAAACTTTATTATTACACCTAACTATTATTCCTGCATATTTCTTCATTATAGAGTATTTATCGTTATGAATGTAACTATAGGGAATAATACTTTTAAAGTCAAACTTTGTGGTACTCAATCTTCAATTTCTAAAGGAATGATGGGTCAAACGTTTAATGATAATTTTAATGGAATGTTTTTTATGATGCCTAAACGTGGTGAACAAAGTTTTTGGATGTATAATTGTATAACACCATTAGATATTATAATGATTGATAATGGTTCAATTAGTGAAATACATAGTAATTGTCAACCCTGTGACAATAAAGAAAGTTGTGAGTCTTATAAAGGTTATGGTAGTGAAGTGTTAGAGGTTGAAGGTGGAACCTGTGAAAAATTGGGCATTAAAAAAGGAGACTATGTCTCCTTTTCGTTATTGTGATTTACTCTCTTGTATTTTTTGTTTTAATAGTTCTACAAATCTTTTTTGTATCATCTTTGTGAACTTTACATATGGTGAGTCTCCTTCTTTCTTTGGACCTCTCTTCGCATCAGGATTTGGTGGTCTTTTACTTCTACCGAAATAGTTTAAAGCGGATATATTTGTAATACATTTGTGTCCTCCTGAGTTGGCTTGTATCATCTCCCACGCTGGTACACCTAACTTATCTAATATTTCCCATTCGGTGTCTGTTAATTCGTCGTTGGGTTTGTTCATTATATCTTTGAGTCTATCCATATATTGTTCTCCTCCATCCATAGAACGTAACTTATCACCATAAAATGCTTCTAAGTCTGCATTTGTAAATCCTACTGACTCTTCATCAAAACTTTTACCTGACTCAGAAATCCATTTAATTGTAGATAATGGAATTATTTTATCTTTTAGTTGGTCTTCCCATTTACTTAATACTTCTTGTGCTATTTCACCTAAGTTCACTCCTTTTAATTCTCTCTCACCTTTAAATGGGTTACAACTGGCTTGAACCAATCCCATAGGCCAAGCGATAACTAAGAAGTCGGCGTCAGGGTTATTCTTAAATGGTGTGTATCTATCATATGAACCTGGTTTAAACATAGAACCACCACCATATTGGACTATAATACCGTCGTCTACATAAACTTTATCACTTTGTGCTTGTTTTTCTATGTAGTCTTTTTGGTTTGCAGCCATTTCTTCAGGTGAAGCATATGGTTTTCTATTAGGTTTACCCCATTTGTTAAACTCCAAACCTTTTTCAAATCTATCTTGGAATGCCAAATTTTCTCTTTCAGCAATCTTATTGATATTTTGGAAGATATTCATTAATGATGGCTGTGATGTCATAACCAACTCTTCCAAAAACCCTGGTTTGTTCTTAAAAGCTAACAACAATTTATTTGTTGCAAGTCCCAAAGCCATCTTATTTTGTTGTAAACTTTTATCTTTTTGTAGTTTAAAAACAAAGTTCATTATATCTTCAGGTTGTAAACCAAATCTTGCGAAATCTGCTGAGTCAACTGTTGAGATTAGAGTAATATCCTCATTTGGAAATATATCTGTTGGTGACATAACTTGGGACAAGGTTGCGACATTTGAGCGTGATGGTCTAAATGAAGTTGATGTGTCACCTTCCACACCAGTCTGACTATCGTGATGGTCTGTATGAACAACAAACATCGGTTTACCGTGAGCGAAGTCAACTAAGACCGGCATTGTATCACCTTTTGCGTCCATCTTTTTAACCGCAAATTCTTTATCTCCGTATTGAATTATCTCAGCATCCACAACTTCAATACCATTATTTTCCAAATAGTTTTTCATTGCAAGAGCGGTAGTCACACCATCCAAATCTTGGTGAAAATATATTTTAGCTTTCTTATATCTGTCAGCAAGTGCTTTGATATTTCTTAGTCCCGTCTCTTTTAATATAGTCTTCATGCCCCTCCTGTACTAATAGCCCTTAATTTATCACCATCTAAATCAATTTTAAAGTTTTTAAAACCTTTTGATGGGTTGTTTTCATATGTGAAAACTTCACCTCCTTGACCAAAACAAACTTCGATTTCCTCAGTTACTTGGTACTCTTTACCACTTAAAGATTTAATTGTTGTTAACTCTCTCGGTAAGTAGTTTCTAATACCTTCAACGTCATTTACTACCGAAGTAACACAATTGGTTTCTTCTTTAAGATATTGTCTTTTGGTTGCACTCTCGTGGAGATTTAATATTCTATCTCTTTCTGAGTCATCAATTCTAAATTGTCTCATGTTAATATACTTTTCATATAAATACTTTATAAACAAAAAAACCCCTCATTACAAGGAGTTTTTTATTAAGGTAAAGAACTTACCTTGTCGTATGTTGTCAGGTTTTTCAAAAACCTCTTCCATATTGTATTCACCAATTCTTTTTGGTATCAACAGTTCGTTGTATTCAATATAGTCTTCTTCGTAATCTCTATCAATAACACCATTAATTACTCCCCTTGTTTGTGACAAAGAAAATCTATTGTAATGTTTGTCAAAACCTGTATTAACCAACCATACTTTTACTCTTGGGTTTTCTCTTAGTTTTTGTTCAAAAATATTGGTATAATCCTCAATCTTTCTTGGTAAGAATGGGTCTCCAAAACAAGGTGAGAATGTCGTTGTGGGTTCGTCAATACCCACTTCGGTTCCCGCGACTTTAGATGTATATCCTAAACCAAAGTATTTAACCGCTTGTTCTGTACTAAGTAATGAAATGGGAGGTAATACTCCAAAAGCATCAAACGATAGAAAGAATATATTCTCAACTTCTGTTCCTCTACCAGTCATAGTAACTTTCACATCTCTACTTATTTGGTCTAACGGATAAGAAGCCCTAATGTTTTCTGTGACACTACTGTTCGTATAATCAGGTTCACCTTCGTTAACCACAATATTTTCCAATAGACTTGTGTTTTGTTTTGTGAACTTACTATGAATAGCGTTCCATATAATTGGTTCCTTCTCTTCTTCTAAGTCTATCAGTTTTGCATAGCATCCTCCCTCAAAGTTGAAGATGTTGTTTCCGTCCCATCCGTGTTCGTCGTCCCCTATGAAGAATTTTAAAGGGTCTGAAGACAATGTCGTCTTACCTGTACCTGATAATCCAAAAAATAAATTAACACCCTTACCGTCCTTTGTATTTGCATTTGCGGAACAATGCATCGGTAATACTCCTCTGTCAATAAGGAGTGTATTCATAACTGTAAAAATACTTTTCTTTATTTCACCCGTATAACTCGTTCCCGCTATTAGAATCTTTTTGTCATCAAAATCTATAATAACAAAGTTTTCATTCTTTACGTCTTGTGGTCTGTTCTCACTTACAAAATTGGGTGCATGTAATATTTCCCATTCGACAAACGTGCGAGAATAGTTCATCACAAAGGTCGTCGGGTCTATCAACATATTATTGAAGAATATGATTGCCCATGGCTCCGTTGATGTAATACTGAAAGTTCCTGCATGTTCGTATGTGAATCCAGCAACCCTTCGACTTCTTAATGTCTCTTCATTTTCTAGATATTCTTTCATCTCATCTTTTAATGAGATGTAACTTTCTCTTTTTAATTTTTGATTGATTGTTCTTTCAAAATCAACCGTGTTGTACACATACTCACCTTCGGCAAAATATCTGTCTTTAGGTGACCTACCAGTAAATTTACCAGTTTTAAAGTGTAATAAACCGTCCTTTGTGGTTTCTAATCCTTCTTCCTTAGCAAGGGTCATTAATTGCTCAGTAGTTTCGTAATAAACCATAATAATTTAATTTGTTAATTCATCAACCTGTATTTTAAGTTGTTGTTGTTCCAACTGATAATCTTTAATTCTTTGTCGTGCAACCTCACAATAGTTTTCTGAGATGTCAACACCAATCCATTTTCTACCCAACATCTCCGCAGCCAAACAAGTGGTACCCGAACCATTGAATGGGTCCAATACAATATCCTCTTTATATGACAATATCTTAATTGCTCGATATGGGATATCCAAAGAGAATGTCGCTTTGGTCATCTGTCTAGTGTCAGCAAAGTAATTCCATTGACCAAAAACCAAAGACATAAAGTCTTTCTTATCTTTCTCTTCATAAACCAACTTTCTTCTCTCTCCTCCTTTCTTCTTGTCTTCCACCATCTGATACTCACCTTTCCACTGTGGTGTCCCTTTAACCTTCTTTTTATGTAGTTTCTTATATGCCAAAATTACACATTCCTTAGGGTTATAAATATATGGTGAAGACGGACTCATCCAACTTCCCCACGCAGTTGTCTTACTTCGGTGTGGTGAACTCTCCTCCAAATCAACGATACCGAAGAATCCAAAACCGATTTCTTTCATAATCATCCACATCTCCGCGGAAAAATAAATACGACCTCCCTTGTCCTGTCTATTGATTTCGTAAGGTATATTCAATGCAATTCTACCGTCGTCTTTTAAAACACGATACGCCTGACTTAACCAATTATTGGCAAAAATCTTATACTCTTCAAAGTATTTGTCGTCGTCCCAACTGTCGTAATCAATACCAACCCCATAAGGAGGTGAGGTGACAATTAAATCAATCGTTCCCTCCTCCATCTCCTCCATTTTCTTCGTAGAGTCTGATGTATAAATCGTGTTTGTTTCCATCTTCATTTTCTATAGTCTTTATTCGTCTGTCCAAGTACCATAACGCTTTTTTTAAATCTTGTAAAGGTGGGTTATCATATTTTTTTCCACTTCTACCGATATACTTCAAAACATTAAAAAGGTACGCATCTCTATCAATACCCCACGCCTCCGCAACTTTTACGACTTCATAAGGATTATCTTTACCACCGTAATGGTCGGGATGATTGACTTGTTCTTTCATTAATATTTTCTTTTTACTTTATCTTTTAATTCACTAACAGGTATATTATAATAATATCTTTCAAAGTCATCAAGGCTCTGAATCATCACGTGATAGTTATTACTCATTAATGTCCAAGTTGTGTTAACTGTCTCTCCGTTCCATTTTATTACACCATTAACATTAAAAGAACCATATAGCACACCATTACCGTATGTTGAACGTTTCAGTATATAGTCTAATTCTTTTCTTTTTATATAAAGAATGTCTTTATCAATCTCTTGTCCATAAGGTAGTGGATTTCCATATTCATCAATATTTTTTTGATGT